GCATCTTGTTCTGTAGATACATCTGGTGAACCATCTGTATTGAAGAATTCAAATCCTAAATCATCGATAGGTGTTGTTTCGTCATTCTTCAATATCTTAAACATGAATTTCAAATCTGTTTCTGGTGGTCTAAAGTTATCTGCAATCACTTTCAATGAAGTTGCAGGATTCTTTAGATTCACTTTTCTAGTCACATAAACCATTGCGTTATTATCGCCATCTGGTTCTGTTGATGCGACATAGGTTGTTCCTGTTGGAATATCATTTGATGAATCGATATCATTTACTCTGTTCATGATACCCAATGCACCAATTGTGCCAACATCAATTACAGGTGATAAGTTTTCTTTGGACGAGGATAATATCAGATCAACATTCAACGATTTACTTCCCCCCATTTCATTTGTTTCATTAATAGGAGAAGCAATCATACGAGTTACATCATGCTCATGATTTTCTTCCAAAGGAATTACTAACGCATCACTAGCGGATGTTAGACTAAATGGGGTTTCTGTACCAGAAGGACTTGTCCCTGTAGTTCCTCTTAACTTAACTGAAACTTCAGTATTGGTCTGTATCATCGTTGAAAGAAGTAAATCAGATACATTATATATGGCATTTTCAGAGGCACTAACCAATTTTCCACCATTACTCGCAACACCTGATCCACCAATAGTAGGTGTACTAGTAAGTGCAACCGTATAAGAATCCATTCCAATATTGGTTATCGTTGTAAATGTTTTATTAACTTCTGTAAGCGGAACACCATGAAGACTATAAAATTCCACAGTAGAACCATCTGCATGAGATGTAGCAGTAGTACTACCTTGGGCTCTGGTTATACTAGAAACATTAGTACCACTAATAGTGGTATATTTCATAATCTCATCATTAATTTTAATGAACCATTCATTACTAGAATTTCTTCTATACCGTCCCGTAGTATCATCAAAGTTTGCACCATTAAGTAATATCAAAGAAGATGCACTAGAAGTTATGGCACCATTCAATGTTGTTTCAGCTCCAGATTTAACATTGTCAATAGTTACATTATTTGTTGTACTATACATATGATGGTTTTTATGCAAAACTCTTAATACAGTACTACCATTAGTAAAGATCAATGGATTTTCATCTAAAGTTCTTGATGGTAAAGCAGTGTTTTGTAAAGTTAATGTTCCACTCTTAGTATTATTAAATCTTGCAGCATTGAGTCTATACTTAATATCTTCCATAAGAGAAATAGACCAACCTGTGTTATTGTGAGACTTAAAGTGAACACCCAAATGCGGTTGTTTAGAAACATGTCGAGTTCCACCTATTTCAGTTTCACCCATACGACAAATCCAAATTTTAGGAAGTACCGAATTTGATAGAACGACAAAACAATATTCAACGTCAGGTTTCAAAAACACTGGTGAAGGAAACTTAAATTTAGTAGCAACTGAAGCGTCCGCTGACAAATTAATTTCATTGGGTTGCATATAAGACCGTCCAAAGGGCATAATTTTGGGGCCGGGATAACCGTTATCTGTAGTTCGTATTTCAACCCAACAAGGAAGATCAGGATCTTTATCAAAGAAGAACAAATCTAAACTTGTAATAAACTGTCCACCCTTCATAGCATCAATTTTACCAGTAGTGAATTGTTTATTTTCAGCACTATTTTTAACTGCAAAAGTTTGAGCTAAAGGATCACCGTCACAACCGTCACCATCAGCATCGTCCCAAGCAACAGGTTGTTGAATAACTCTACTAGAAACATTAGAAGATGATGAAAATACTGAACTTTGTTCTGTCACATTTGTTCGTACAACTTCTGCATTTCTTGTTGCAATAATTGTTTCTTGTTCTGTTTCTAAAATACCTTTGGCAGAATATGTTGTTTCACCAGCAGTAACAGGTTGATTTTTACGATCATTATTAATACTAGATGTTAATCTAAAGTTAACATCACCTGTCTGAAATCGTAAATTTCCAGAAATTTTTGGATCAGGAATAGTGAAACTTCCTTTAACAGAACCAGCACCATTTGTAACTATGGGACTACCAACTGTAGGAACAGTTGTTGAACCATCTGTAAATCCAGCATCAGGAGTACAATGAATACTAACTGGTTTTTCACCAAAGAAAGCATATAGTCTTGTATTAGGATAAAAAGCTTCACCTTCAAAACGAATAGTTTTACTTCTCATAAACGGTATCATTGCACGAGCAATAACTTTACTACCCTGTGATTCTCTATCAATTTTTTCTAAAACCTGTGTATTAACACCAGTTCGTTGTAAATCTGAACGAGTTGTTGTGGTTGTTCTTGTCTGTCGAGTAATTCCTCCCATACCATCAAAAATATCATTGGAAGTTGATGAACTTTCAACAACACCACTCCACTGAGTCTGCCAAGCGTTCCAAATTGATCCCAAGGCATCTCTATTTTGATTAAGAAGAGTATTAAAATTACCTTCAACATTAATTACAAGAGCAGGGGCCACTTCTGTTTCAAACCAAACATCACTTGATGGGTTTAATTCAAGGCGTCCTAACCACTGTTTAAGCATAACTGGTTGAACACGTTCAACTCTAGTAGCATATGGTTGTTCTGTGTATATTACTTCATTGTAAGGTAGAGTAATCAAATCTCCCGTTTTTTGATAGTGGTTTGCTGTTCTATCATTATCAACAGAAACCGATTCAACTAAATCAATACCTTTAGTAGCGTGCATAGGACGTAAAGTATTATTGATACCATCCATTGCAATCTTATAATCTACATGTTGAGTATCACCAACTTTATGTCCAGCAAAATTATCTACAATAAAACCAGACTTAAATCTATTCAGTCCATTTGAATCTGTAACCTCAAATGATTCTGCATCCCTTTCAAGTAAAGACAATGCAGTATAATATTCCAGATTTTCTACACGATCTTGAAGTTTACCAATATCCTTCATGGTAAATCGTTGATTTTTCTCTCTGGTAACACCAACATCTTGTGGTTTGAATGTATATGCTGGTAAACTATATTCAGCAAGTTTCATAGCATGGTCTGGTTCTTTTGGACGTTCTGGTATCTCAGCAGAAATACCTTTAGTTATTATTATTTCACCGTCTTTGTTCAAATGAACCATATCTATTCTTGGTAGGTAATATTCAAAATCACTTTGAACAGTAGAGTTAGGTTGTGGCCAATAAGTTGTTGACGACCCTGCTCCATCAAACTGTCTATTGAAAATATCAAACGAGTTTCCTGTAATTTCATCAACACTATCTATATCAGCTGATGCACCAGTTACATCCTCACATCTTGGACGAAAATCATATACGTCATAGAGAGGATACTCCCCAGAAGGTGCAGGCAAATCTGGATCAACTTTTGTTGCACTATATGTTGGGATATCTTCATATGTCATTTGATTTGCAATATCAGAAAATGAATCAACTGTAAAGAATGAACCAGCACCATGTTCTAGGTAATCATGAATGATTAACAAACGTCCTGTCGGTGATGGCATTCCAGGCTTTCGTTCCAAACGTGCAATATCATAATAATTATCTCGTTGTCCTGTATCTAAAACATATCGAGTTGTGATAACAGCAGAGCCCGTTGCAATAGTAGTAATAATACCAGTTGCACCAGAACTTTCTCCTGTAATAGTTTCTCCCACAGAAAATTGTTTAACAGAGGTAGAAACATAATTCATCGGAGTAGATATATCAACAATACGTCCAAGTGCTTGAGATGTTCCACCAGAAATTTGTTCACCTTTTATAAAGGTTCCTGTCATATCTGACAACTGAAACTCTGGAGCAGTAGCGTCTGTTCCAGTATCTTCACTATCATAAACAGCAACTAATTTAAAAGAATCTCCACGACCAAGTGATATTGTTTGATCTGTAGGTCGTGTACCATACGCATCAGTAGTTCCAGGCACAACTTTTAATTGTTTCATTAATTTCGTTGTTTTGATTTTTGAAGTTACGGATGTTTTAAGAACTGTAGCAATAATTTTAACTTTTGCACCGTTAGAGAAATTACTGTTATCCGTAACGGTCAATGTACCACTACCTGTACCTGTTACCTTTCCATTCAAAGAAATAACATCTCCTTGAGGAGCAGGACTTCCACCACTTCCTGCTGTAATAATTGAACATGAATAATCCTTTTCTGCAAATGCTACAAAAGTTTCGTTTGTACCAGCAGAAAGAGTAACAACACCAGAAGAGTTTGAAGTCCCTACAAACTGTTTTCTAAGAGTGTATTGTGAATCACTTGCACCAGCGTTTGTTGCAGTTAAATGAGTCTTAACGGTAGCCTTTGGTAGTTTGATGACTGACAAGTTCTTTTCGGTATCAAATAATTTTGCACGATTACGAATAATGTTAGAAGTCGTAATTGCGTCTGTAGTTGGTGCAGCACTAAAGGAGATCGCAGTTGCTGTAATTGCGTCTACAACTCTATTTTCTGTTGCACCAGCTGTTCCTGTAGGAATAGTAACAACATCTCCAACCTTAACTTGCGCTGTATCATAACCAGATACACCAATAAGATTATCTGTTCCACTTGTCTCTGTACGATATGTACCAGAAAGAGTTAATGTGTCTTCAAGAGAAATATCGCAAGTAAAATCCTGACCGCTATCTGCACCAGTATCTTGCATATAAATCTGTTTCACATCTGAAAAGGTATGAACAGAAGTAGAAGAAATTGTAATATCTGCATTTCCAGAAGTTTCTACAATACTATCTGTTTCAGCAGAGTCAGATGCTGTAATTTTTTCTCCAGCAACAAATGTACCAGATACGTTTGTCAGATTTACATTTGTACTAGACGTACCTTCAGCAAATACCCAACCTGTAGCACTAGAAGTCACACCTTTAACCTGTACTCCACCGTTAGAGTGTGTTGCGATAAGTGTAGGGGATGGTGTTCCACTAAGAGTTAATTTTGTAAACGGACGAATATCAAATAAGAATAATTTATATTTTGAAGTTGCATTAGATGAAGAGGCACCGGCAGTACCAGAATCATATTCCATAGTACGAACACGAGCAGCTCCAATCAACGTACCAGAAGCACTTCCTCTAGTTGATGTTAGTGTATCATACAACTTACACATTTTATATGCAGTTGTTTCACCTGATACAAAATCAACATCAGGAGTACCATAAACTTTTGTAACCTTTGCATAGTTTCCCATATTAAAGGTTGACACACCAGAATTAACTGTATTAAATTCTCGAGCTTTATCAATGTCTTTAATAATGGTAGATATTTGTTCAATTTCATAACCTTGAACATAAGCTTTACCTGGCGATACTGCAAGTGCTAGTCGAGAAGTATCTGCTATGTTTCCATCCTGTGTTGTATCTCCAGCAGTGAAAAATCCTTGATTTTCATTCAGAGTAACACTTTCTGACATTTCAAATTGAAATGGACGAACTGTATAGTTACCAGATTCATCAAAAGTCCTTCGTGCAAGAGTCTGTTCTATCGTTCCAAATTCTGTTACTCTTGTATCTTGAACAATCTGATTATTTTCTATTCGCATCAATTCAATAAAGTCTGCATCTTCAGTTGAATCTTTTTTTATTGCATGAAGTGCTGTAGAAATTTTTAATCTATGAGAACCTTTTGCGGCGAAATTAGAAGAACCAGTTGAATTATCCAAAAGAGAACCATCCAATTCTGGTGTAATAATTTCTTCTGTTATTTTAAGTCCAACCCGACCAGTGTAATATGGATCACCATCGTTTGGGGATCGCAAATCAGTCGAATTAGAATCTGCAATTTGTTCTAAAGGTGTAATAGTTTCTGAAACAGTAACAAAAGTTCCTCTAATATAATACACACCTTCTTCTAATTTTGCAGTAATAGCACGATGACATGCTCTCGTTGTTGCAACTTTTAATTTTATTTGATCAGAGGTTTCCACATTCAAACTTGCGACATTCGCTGCATAATTTGTTGTGTGAGTAATCGTTACATTTGCTTTTAGTTGTTCACCTTCTATAAAAAATCTACCTGTTCTTGTTATATCTATTGCTGTACTGCCATCAAGACTCGTATCTTTACCACCACTAAACATAACATATAGTTTAGCGGGTTCTGTTGAAGTTGCATCTGCATAAGCAAATACTTTTGCAGTAACACCACTTGTTACCCCTGTCAACGTGACAGGAACATCGGCATTAACATATTGAGATAGGTTTACTGTTTCTCCACTAAATGTTGTCTGTAGACGAACAGAATATATACCTTTAATTATTGATAATTGTCCAGGCACCACCATTGCACCATCTCTGAAAAGATGATCACCAACCTTCTGCATTTTATTCTGTAGTAAACTTTGAATTTGTGACAGTTCACGAGCTTGTATTGCAAACCCCGGCCGGAATAAAATATTAGAAAAATTCTTTTCTTCATCAAAATCGTCATAATATGGCGATACGTTTAGATCTGTTTTTTGAGGCATATCTTAAAATTCCACTACAAGTTTAATGTCTTCCGTTTGATCGGAAGCACGACTAATCGGTTTCCTATTTTCCACATAGATAATGTCTCCACTATCAGGATCTAATTCTGGATTTGCATATCCATTTGTAAATGTAATAGTACCACCACCAGCAAGAGTGATAGCAGCATCTGCACTTGCATCTGGTGTTCCTGCTGCACTTGAAGTTGCACCTGTTACGGCATTTGCACCACTAAAGGCAACATAAGAACCAGTTGTACTAACTGTTCCATAATCACCAAAGCGTTCCTGTTGATAATACAAAATACTATTTACAGCATCCCATTCTACAACTTTACCAATCGCACCTGTAGATGTCTGAGAAATTTTCTCATCTGCATCAAAAGTTCCAGAAGTACTTGTCAACTTCAATGCAAATGTTTGTCTACGAGTTGAAGCAGAAGCAACCGTTGTCGTACCATAATTAAATGGATCAATTACAAGTCCAACTCTACGGAAATCATTTTTGGTCGTAAAGTCATCTCCTTCTGCTTGTGTCAAGGTAGTATTTAACATTACATAGTGTCCACCCAATTCTGTCACGGCATTGGAACCATGTCCACCTTTAGGACTTGCTTGAACACTAACTACACCACCCGAACCACTTCCTACAGAAGAAGCAGATGTTAGTCCAGCATCAGAGAATGTATAACCACTTCCTAGATTAACTGTACCATATGTGTATGAAGCACCGGCAGCATGAATAGTAGTATCTGTTCCGGCAGTAACACCGAAACCTTGAATTGCTCCAGAGGCGATAGTAATACGAACAATCGCACCAGATGCAGCTCCTTGGTTTGTTCCATCACCATATACTGCGGCGTAATATGTCCCGTCTGTGTATCCCACTCCACCCGTAATAACTAGAGATTCAATAGCTCCATCTATTGCAGCTGCACTAACAGTACTATCTGTACTAACAGGCATAAAGTCTGTTGTCAAGTACTTTTCAATTTCTGCACTTGTTAATGAATACATGTATTTGAGAACATATCCCCCAAGAGTAAATGCAGAGTTTGATGTAGATGTAGGTTCAATACCATTATATACTGCTCCAGCATTATTGTCAAGAACTTTATATACACGATAATCAGAAGTCATGAAATAATATGTTGAACTAAAAAGATTTGTCGCACCAGAAGTTGATGTGTTTGATGCATTAATATTATCTTCATATTGGTCATAAATTGTACTATTTACCCAATTTCTACGAGGAATGGCATAAGTAATATCAGTTGTTCCGATCTTTTTGGCAGCAAGCATATCGTCCCAAATATAATATTCATCAGCAGGCGAGTCAGATGGCGTAGGAGGCGCTGCATCCGTACCACCACTTGTTCCACTCGTAAATGGAGTTGCTTTACCTAAAAATAGGTAATATGTGTTATTAGCAGATTCACTGAACGACTCAAAAAATTGATTCGCATTGTGCTGCTTAAATTTTTCTGTTATTATAGCTGCCATTTTTTATATCCTCGTCTATATTTATGCACCTTACGCACCAGCACAATGACATGTTTTTAATGTGCTTCCGCTAGAGTTTTTAATTAGTAATGTTGATAATGATTTAAGTTGAGCAGAACCAATGGCATCATCAGCCATATTTGCTTCCGCAACTGTATCTGCTGCTATATCTCCACCAACAATAGAAGCATCAACTATTTTAGCAGAATTAACTGAATTATCAGCTAATTTTGCAAGTGTTATAGTTCCATTTGCTAAGTCATTTGCCGTAATAGCACCATCTGCTATCATTGTTGCAGTAATAACACCTGTGTCACCCGTGGTGATAAGTGTACCCGTTGAATTCGGTAGTGTAATTGTTCTATCAGCAGTAGGATCTACACACGTTAATACTGTTTCATGTGCATCTGCTGATGCACCTTCAAAAATAAGAGTTGCACCAGAACCAAGTTCGATATTACCACTTGTTACAACTGTTCCTGTTACACTTATACCAGAAGAAGTTGTTGCAAGTTTTGCCGCTGAATTATCATGGTACAAAGTTACTGCACCACCTTCAACCATACCTATTTTGGTTTCACTATCATCGTCAGTAAGGAAGAAGTTTGTTGCTTTAATATAGAGGTTTCCTGTGCCTGTATCGGTAATATAACTATGACTACCATCATGATAAATTTGTAAATCATTACCTGTACCGAACATAGCTTTAGCATTATCTTCAAACCCTAACATGTTCATGGATTTATCCCATATAACATTATATGAGTTTCCTACAAGAGTAAAGTCATCAGCGGACGCAGTAATACCAGTACATAATGCGGTTCCTGTTCCTAAAAGGTTATATACCTCACTAAAGTTTGCATTGACTTTTGTACCGCCAGCTCGCAAACTGTCTCCTGTGCCGTCATCGGCGGCGGAACCTAAACCTATGGATTGATATGCCATTTATTTCTCTCCGAATACTACTATTATTTATAACAGTTTCTATCTAATTATAACCCACCATCACCAAATACTCTGTCAAATGTGAACACTTCACTATCAAAGAAGCCGTCTGTTCTATCAAATGTTTCTGGTTTATCCAGAACAAACACTGGATAAGAACCAGATAATGTGTTATATGTTGCTCCTTCAAACTCCATGTACCCACCAGTTTCAAGTAGAGTAAATCCACCTTCTGGTGTTTCTGGATGTAGGTCGTATGCTCCTCTTTCACCAATAATATTTTCACCAGCATCTAATCCTGATGAATCAACATTATCAATGAGTAAATTGTCTCCATCTTCTAATACCACTGTAAGAGGTTGCGTTTCATCTTGTATTGCAACCCTTCCTCGACTTCTAATATGAATTTTAGAGGGACGGGTGAATGTTACAAAATTTGAATCTTCTTTATTTTCTGGTTGGAAAGTACCTTCATCATCACCATCTTCTAATTGAAAACCAGTATTTTCTAATGAAAGTTGTCCACCAATCTGTAATCCTGTTCGTATCTGCAATTCTATATTACCAGAATTGTCTTCCATTCTAAAGGAATCACCTTCATTCTGGTCATCAGTTGCATCTTCTGGAATAATCTTTTCTGTATCAACCGTACCATCTTCGGCAAGTATTTGAGAAGGACGCACAAAATCATTAATAGTAGCAGTATGTACAAGTGCTGCTTCTGTGGTAAATCGAATATTACCCCTAACTACAGCTTCACCACCAGCACCAGTTTCCATAACAAGATTATCACCTGATTCTGATATAAGATCGAATACATCCTTATATGCAATATCATTAAACGATACACTGTAATCAATATTAGGATTTGAGAAATCTTCTAATTGCATCAATGAACCTACATCAGCAACTGTATCCTGTGCATGTTCATGTACATGTCCATCAAGAATAAGTCTATCACGCATAGTAGTAGGACCTGCTGATCTAAACCCATCCTCTAATTCTATTCCTCCAAACTCTGATGTTACATCTGATCCTGTCGCATTTACATACTGAAGTCCTGTTGAAGAAAATGGATTCGGTTTTGGTAGCTGCATTTTTGCAGTCATCATACTAATTAATGTAACATCTCTATCTGCATCAGGAGTAAGTGCGGCAGACTCATGTGCAACATATCCACCTTGAGCACCCTCTATTTGAATCCTTCCATCAATACTAGCTTCCAATATTATTTTTTCAAATAATCCTTCACCCATTCTATAATCTTCCGCAACTCCCAATCTACGTTTAAGGTGAGAAGTAAATGCAGTTTGTAATATAGAAGCAAGTTCTGGTGTAAACGTATCAGTATCACCTGTATAATCAATGAGATGTCCAGCGGTAGGAATATTAATATTTGCAGCTACAGATGTTGCAAGATTAACTTTACCAAAAGGAATAAATCCAGCAGGATGAACTGTTCCTTTTAACTCTTGTAAATAATCAGTTGTTGATTGTCCAATCTTAACTTCATAAGAGAAGTCTTGATAATAATATGAATCTTGTAGTCGAACTGTAAATTCACTAATTTGATGATCTGTTGTGGAAAAGAAACCGTCCTTTGTACTAATTGATCCTAATACTGGTGTTGCAGACGCCACATCTGCAATTCTAATTACAGCAGACCCGCCGTCTGAATCAATAATATTTTCATTTATATACTCTCTTTTTATATTTGTAACAAGAAAACTATCAGCATCTTTTCCGCTTGTATCTGTTCCATCAAGAAGAATATCATCTAATGCTTCAATTTGTGTTTCACCAACCATAAAAGAAGGACTTGCTGCAGTATGATCTTCTAATAATACTTGTTGTCCTACATCCTCACTAATTAACCGATCTCCATCTTCGGTTACAAAAAAGAGAGTTTCAATATTACCATCTCTAAAAAAGTTATCTATACCAATAACATCAACTTGAGGATGTTCTGTTTCTGTGAAAAGATATCGGTTATCACCAGCAGCAAGTGAAGGCATTAAAATACTATCTTCAAGTAAAATTTCACTACCCTCATCCGTACTATCGGCATCTGTACCATCAATAGTTATTCTGTCACCACCGACAACAAATCCTCTAACTTGGGTTGCTACATCATTAGATGAAAGTTCTTGTGCAAGATATAATTCGTTTGCTGCAGAACGAACTTCACGCATGGTGGAAGCAAAAGGACCTGTTCCGTAATAACTTCCACCTTCTCTTCTCATTCTGCCAGGAGCTCCTGGCGTTGCACTTTCAAGTGCAACTCCCATGCTTCCAGTTCTAAAAGCATTCATATATTTTTCTGGATCGTAATATTCACCAAATTCTACTTTATTTGTTTCTGCATTTTCAATTACGCTATTTGCAATAAGATATTGTCCATCAGTAGCAGGGTATTCTTCTAATTGAAATCTAGGTGTAAGACTACCACCTGTTTCCTGTACAATTCTTTCGTTATCTGTTAATTCTACTGTCAGTATATTTGTTTGAGGATCAAATGCTTTAACAATTCCACCAGGCTGAGTAGATAATGCAGAACCTATGGTAAATGAACCATTAATATTTCGTAAAATAAATCTTGCAAGGAATGAAACTGGTGGAGTTTCATCATATTCAAATCCACCATCCTTTAATCTAACAGCTAAAACTCTACCTATGTCATCTGTTCCACCATATAAATTTGCCCCTGTACCAGTGGCCGAGGTAACGGAAACCTCTGGCATACGACTAAATCCACCGCCGGGTTCTGCTATTGCAACCTTTGTAATTTTTCCAATATCTGATGTTGGTAATGACGCTTCTTCTAATACAATTTGTTTATTCCCATCAGCAAGGATATCAGTAACCTCATAATGAGTTTCATCTAAAATATAGTCATTTTCATCTGTGCTGGCGCCATCAGTACCTTCTAATATAATTGCATCCCCGACATTGGCATAATTTTCATTCGTTCCATTTAGAGCAAGAATGGGATATTTTATATAAGTGGTGGTTCCTGTTTCTTGAATTATATAATCATTTGAACCATCTGTATCAACATTATCTTCTAATATAAAACTACCACCAACTACTGTAACTTGTCCAGTAGGAAGATCAAAGGCTTTGTCCCATGTTGCATCAGGAGTAAATGTTAACTTATCTCCTACCTTATAATTAGATCCACCATCTTCAACATAAACCGCATTTAATTTACCTGTACCAACCTCTTCAACAATAGCTTCTGCAAAACCATTACCTACACTACTATCAAGAATTATTGCATCATCTTTTCTGTATAAAATACCGTCATTAGTAATTGTCATATTAGTAACAAACTGATTGACAACAAAACTCATAGCCTTGTCTTCAGTTAGAGAGTTTGCATTAATAGTCTCTCCATCAATAAAGGTTCCACTTATACTATCAGTATCAACAGTAAGTTCTGTTACAGAAAATAAACCTTGTTGAAAAGCAGTAGCAGACACAACTGTAGCAATTGCACCAGAAGTTACTCCCGTAATTTTTTGTCCTGTAATAGCATCACCAGAAGAACCCGAAGTTGCAGTACATCTTATAATAGTCGGATTAATCCATTCCGCTTTAGATGCTCTTGCCATAAATCGGTTTGGATATGTTATTTCACCTTCTTCATCAAAAAGAAGCCTTAAAAATAATTTATGTCCTTCTGATGTACCTTTCGCAGAATATAAATCTCGTATATTTTTAATTAGATTTCTTTTTGATAGGCCGGACGCCATAGTATGCGGAACTGCACTAACAAATTGATTAACCATTTCTGTAAGAAAATTATCAACCGTATTATCAGGATCACGCAAATCTAATAATTGTTGAATATTCTGAACAGGATTTCCACGATATTTTTTAATTACTGCTGTAGCACCAGAAGTCGATCCTGTAATAGTTTCTCCGATTATAAATCTTTGTTGGGAAGTAATGAACAACCGATCATTGTTAACCATATCATCGACAAGGACAGTAGATGTGGCATTAGATGTTTCACCTGTAATCGTTTCATTTGCAACAAACTTACCACTTGTTCCAGTGCCAGTTTCAGTAACAACTTTCTCTCCAACTTCATCAAGAATAAATTGGGTTGAAATTGTTTCCTGTAAGAAGTGGTCTACAGTAGCCGTAATAATTAATTCTGCTGATTCTAAAAATTTATAATAGTCTTTTAGGAGTTGAACAAAAACAGGATGATCTGTGCGAACAAAATCAGGAGTTTGTTCATCAATAATCGGACTGATTTTTGTAGTCAACGTAGAATCAAAGGGTGCCATTTTAGTAGCTCGATGCTGTTGGGTTAGTTGGTGTCGAATTAAACGCCGTGGCGCCTCCTTGGTCTGTTACCGCCACTGTATCTACTTCACCAATAACGGTTGAGTTTACCAAATCTAGTTCTAATAATTGATTTCGCAACGGAACAATATCTTTTGATTCAGGAATTGCAGTAATTCTAAATTGTAATGATGCTAAACCATCTACTGGTTCAACACTAGAAATATTAATACCATTAATTGTAATTATTCCTGTAGTATAATTAATTACTCCAGCTGAATTATCAACATAAGTTCTAGTAGAACCTACAAGATAATACCTTCTAAGATTTCCTGATCCATCATCGTCAAAATGGAAAACATCAGTTGTGTTGCCAGTAATTTTAAATCCTGTAGAAGATATAATTCCACCAGTGGATTTCAAATGACTTGCATGTGGATTATATAATTTGTTATTATATGCTACCGTATAACTTGTAGTTTTATTTATAGATGGAGTAACAAATTTTGCAAGAGTGACATTAACAGAGTTACTTGTTATAGATTTATCTGTATCATCTATTAACCCTGTAAGAGCAGAATGTCTAAAGGGTTTATTAAAATCTTTCAGTTCTTCATTACTAAAAGTTCTGATAGTATCTATTACATCAGTTTTTAAAGTTTCACTTGATTCTGATGTTTTATTAGAATCATACTTAAATACACATTGAATAACTATCCAAGTAACTTCTGGATCAACAATTACAGGTGTTATAGATGCTACGTTATATTGTTTCAATCCTTTAATAAGATTGTTCTTTTCTGAAGAGGTCAAATTATTACCAGACACAGATTTAATTGATATGAATACTCGACCATATTCGGGAGTACTCACAACACCTAACGAGCTATCAAATGAACCATCTTCTCCACCAAATACCTGTACAGTTTGTGCGGAAGGATATAATTTTTTCGCATACACTTTATAATCACTAGTAGTTACACATCTTCCTTGAGATGCATAATCTAGTGGTGCAAGTAATTTAATAGAATTTATACTTTCTCTTTCCCCACCCCCTGTAGCTTTTCCGACTGTTGTGACAGTAACATCTGTAATTCCTTGAATAGAGGCCGCATTAGTAAAAGAAGATGCACCATTCGCATTTTGTTTATTGGTAACTATGTAAGATATTAAGACAATATTTCCATTTTCCAGAGACTTACTTACAACACCGTCACCGAAAACAACTTCAAATTTACTATCTTCTATTTCTTGAATAAAATATGAATTACTGGAACCTGTTAATTGTGTAATATCTGTTGCTTTAGTCCAAGTAGTTTGAACAGTATCACTAGCAGAATTTTGTACTACAACTGTTATTGTTTTTGTATCAACAAGATCATTTGAAATAATAAATCTCTGATCTATATCAGTTGTGTTTGCTATATATCTGGTTGTAATATAACTTCCTTCATAAACTAATACGTTATTAAAAGTAACATTTGTTCCAGATTTAGAAGCGGTATATGCAGTAGTAGTTGCAAAAGAATATGTTTGACCTTCTATTGTGGCATTAAATTTTGTATTAATAGGCATTGTGTAAGTATCGGCAGTAACATTATTAAGAGTAACATTAATTGTGGCTTGGGGTGAAACTACAGAAGTAGGTTCATAACCCAAAGTTTTTGCATGAGATACTACACTGGAACGCAAAGATGAACTGTCGAGAAACATTTCATTTGCAAGCATGTTTGCATTAAATGCCATATAATGTGTATTATAGGCAAGAGTATCTAATAGAATATTCATACCAGAACCCTCAAAATCATAATCAGTGAAGGTATCTTGATTCTGTAAAAATATTTTTAGATTATTTTTTAATGCATCAAAATCTAGTTCCGTTACATCTAATCTTTTTTGGGTCATTATCGTAATCTCTCTAATAGTATTTCCACAGTTTGTGGTTCTCTAGGAGCATTAAGTATCGTAAATGTAATGGAAACATCCATAGCATTCCCATCATATTTAGGAACTACTAAAACGTCATCTAGTTCAACTCTAGGCTCATGAGTTTCAATAACCAATTCAATTTTTCGGCGAATTACTTCCGCTAATACAGGACTTGAATTTTCAAATAACATCTCCCTAACACCACCAGCAATTTCTGGATGAAAAGGTTTTTCGTGATGATTAAGAAGAACAAGATTACGGACTGATCTTTTTATAGCCATAACATCTTTTAGGACAGCAACATCTGAATCTGATGGTTTCCTTGTAAAAAACAAATCTAGATCTTGATATATACGATTTACTTTGTCAGATGCATTTGTTGTTTGTGCATCAACGTAACCAGTGTTATTCCAAGTTCTCATGGATACTCCTTTATTATATTATTTATATAACATCGCTGATTTTTGGTAAAGATTGTGGAGTAATTTCTACATCTTCTTCAATTATTTTATCTATATCAGTAATAGGACGAGTAAAGTTTGTATTTAATGACGCAAGAGAAGTTTCTAATGTAGAGGATAAAGTTTTCATATCCAATTCAAATGATTTGAATATTTCACTTGATGTATCAAAATCAGCACCTTCTTTATTAGACATAATAGCAGAAATGGCGTTACTCTGAAATTGTCCAGCACGATTTAGTTGTTCTTTAATACCTATAATTTCTGAGCTATTATTATTGAAAAATACCTTTGTACCATCAGAAGTAGTATTGTACGGAAATGAACCAGATGCTCTTTTTAGAGATTCGGATAGTTTAGATATAGATGCAGAAAGTGGAGCTGCTGCTGCGGTTACAGATTTCTCGTATTTTTGTTCTTTAATTGCCGTTCCGTCTTCATCAGGATTTAACCACGGTTTACTAGTACCAGTACCACCTATAAGATGCGTTTCCATATCAGTGATATCTTGTAATTTCATATCTACAGGTAAAGTATATCCCTCATTTATCATAGAGGATTTAATTTTTTCATCTGATTCTAAAAAAGTTCTTCTAGTTTTAGCAGTTACTCTTCCTGTAGTTCCACAACTTTCATCTATTTTAACAATTTCTTGTTTGAATAATTCTTCTGCCTTTGCATGTCTTTTATCTTTATTTTCATTTGATTTATTTACAGATTCAACAGGTGTTATAATAGTAGATACAACTTCTGGAATTGAATTTTTATCTGGTTGTGATACATTCTTTGCAAGAGTAGTAACTGCACCTCCAGCTGCTGGAATTGTCATATTTGGAATCAAATCACAAATATCCTTTCCACCGGCAATAAGAACCGCAGCTGCTGCAACTAATTTCACAAGATCTTTATTATCCCCTGCTAATGCCGTACCAAATTGTGTTATAAGAGTTGCAAGTTTACTATTATATTGTGAAGAACCAACTGCAAGACCAACTAAATCTTTAATTTCCGATTGCAGACTAACATTAGGTAGTGTAGGTTTCTCCGAAAGTAATGAACGCAAATCCAAATCCAATTGAACAAGTCCACCTGTCATATTGGATACAAGTGCAGAAGCTTCTGCCTCAATATCATTTAGAAGTTTAGTTTTCAAATCTTCAAACTGAATTTCTAACTGATTAAAGTTAGCGTTTGTTCCGCAAAGATTTCCTAAATTAAATTGCGCCATTCTTACCCTCCAGCAAACACATTAGGACTTCCTGCTGCCACAGAAGTACAACCACTAATAGCATCACCAATTCTTCCAGCACCTTTAGTATTAACCTTTACTGTAGACGAACCAGAAGCAATCGGTGCCGCATGGGAAGGACAAGGAACACCAGGCAATAAATGAACAGTGTTAACATCACCCTGTCTACTCCATGCTATCCCATTTACAAATACATTTGGTGAACCCTGTGCTCGAGTCATTCCCGAACAATGGGATACATCTGCATCTCCGATTCTAGTTGCTGCTGGCACGTTCTTTCTCCATTAATTTCTTAAACCTGTTATTCCACTCTTCGATTTCTTTATGTTCTTCTTCTGTATGCGGTTCTGGTGGTATATCAAAAACAAACTTAATCATATGATCCCATTCTTCTGGAATGTCTTCATATTTTGTATATGTCTTTAACTCTCCATTAACTATGAATTGAAAATCTGCCATTAGTTCAAATTAATAATTCCAGAATCAACATCAACCTCTGTACTCACATTTAGATCAAATGTTCCAGTAGTGTTATTGGTATGAGAGGCTTGGAATGTCTCTGTAACCAATCCTACTGAAGTCCAATCCGTTGTTGATTCTGATTTAATTGTCATGGTAGCAGCAGACTTCATATTAAGTTTACTACCAGACTTATGCGACATAATTCCAGAAGTAGTACTTACTGCCATATTATTCTTTGCGTTAGTAAGTATATCGTTTCCTACTATAGTAGTAAAATCTTTCTGTACCTGTATCTTGTTTTCCCCGTTAATCTTATAACTCTGGTTTCCACCAATCATTACATCTACATCATCCTCGACTCGTCCTCTTACATTATCGTTGATATTAAACGCCCAATTCCCAAGAATTTCTTCGTACTTATTTCCACCGTTAATATAACCTATTTTTGTTCTTTGATTTTTACCAATGTTTTGCGTATAATCACCTTCAACTTCTAAAACATAATCTCCCTTAATTAACTCCCGCTTTGTTCCTTGAACAGTAACATTTAAATCACCAGAAATAAGAACATTATTGTCTTTCATAACAATCTCATAACTTTTCCCTATAACCTTTAATACTCGATCCCCTTTAGGTTCTATTTCTTCAAATGTTCCCGTTGGGTGTTGACGTAAAATACGGACAGCTCCAGGCGTATCATCATCCTCATATACAATTCCAGATTCAAATTCTCTCACATGATTAAAAGGATATCTGGAACTAGTATTCTGTCTAGGATCTTCCTCATCCCAAGTTGTTCTCTCTTCATCTGTTGAATCGGCATCGGTTTGTGACAAATGAGGTTTCTTTGCCTTAGGAACTTTTGTCTGTTTCATAGACCTACGTTGTTGAAGAGATGGATGTGTTTCTGCTATAGATCCTCTTGCAAGTCTGCTAGTATCTGGTTCACCACCTTCACTAATAGGATATTTCTTTTTTGGATCAGAAAACCCCTTACTGAAATTTGGTTTTTCTAAATGAAAGCCTGGCAACGACCCCATGATAATAGGGTGTTGTCCTTTATCTGCATCTTGAAAAAAACCGACAACCCAAGTACCTTCTACCAAAGCAGTATTTGGTACGGTTCCTGGCGTGTCGGTAGGTTGCATTACCGTTGCCCACGGTAAGTTTGTATGTTCTAATTCAGCACGATCATCAGTATGCCAGCCTAAACAACGAACTCGCAGACGGCCCAATTGATCTGGATCGTCACGATCCTCTACTACACCTACGAACCAAACGAATCCGTCTTTGCCCAAAAAATCTTTCATTAAAAAGCTCCACTGTTATATGGAACTATTTATAACGATTAATGGAGATCAGGATCTCGGCCTAAACCTTTATGTTCTGCCAGAACGTAGTTGTATTCTTCTATTTCATATTCAATGTCAGGGTTGGTATCCTGTAACTGCTGAAGAGTTAACAGGGCATCATCGTACATCATACCATCGCATACCATATTTGTATGGATAATTCTGTATCTTATCATGGTGGTTTATTTAGTAAACTAAATGTCCTCTGATAAATTTGTTTCGATATTTTTTGTGTCCCAATTTATTCTCCACACAATATCTAGATTACCGGCAACAATAATTCTATCATGTTCGCATGGTTGATTAGGAACTTCATGATTCAACCAAGCTGGAAACAATGTCAATTGTCCATCTACTGGTGGAATTTTAGTGTCTGGATGAACACCATTGGAAGGTAATATAAGGGGGGAACACTTAGAACAGGACTTCACGTTATAGACAAATGCCCATGTAGAGGGCCAATGTGAGTGAGAACGAGTCTCTTGTCCTTGCGTATAGATAAGACCCCAACACTCTCGTATACCATATTGTATCTCTTCGGGTGTTCCATCGGGGGATGTTCGTCCTGCTAGTGGATGTTTGTGTGCAATCTTTATTGCAGTCAATCCAATTTTTTCTACTTCGGGGTGTACATTATGTAAATCCCAGCGAGTACGATAGCACTTTGCCCGTGTTCGCTGTCCATCCTGATCACCTACAGAACGAATAACTTCCTCTATAACCTCATTGTCAAATGATTGATGTTCTATAATTACAGGGTATGAATTTGTGAACGTACCCTTTTTAGACGAAACATTGTTCGCCATTTCTCTTAGTAAACTCAATGATAAACAGTATCCTCTACATTTTCTTCAAGCTGTTTTTTTGCCATATCAAGTAACTCATGCATATCTTCTTTTGTCAGAACCATCGAATATAAATTCAATGCTGTCTGTAACATCAAGGCAGACGTATTCATAATAGAAACAGGATTGGAGAAATCAGTCATCGCATTGATTCCTGTCATCACCGCAGCCTTCGCATGTTTTTCCATAGTTTCAGGCGTTATTTCTTTCTTTCCCATCTGAGCTCCCTAGAATATTTCTAACCAAAACAAAGTCATCACTGGTTCGTTGCGGAATCGTGAAGTATAGGGTATCCATATTCTTTGGTTTTACCGGCACATACTTCTTGAGTTTCTTGGAGTAATAATGAACTACATCATTTTTTACTTCAAGGTTAACATACGAGTCCAAATCAGAATTGACTTCTGTTATGGTTCCACTTTTCTCTCGCTCGCTATACTCGTCATAGTAGCGAACGTCATCACCAATACTATACATATTATTTAGTCCTCACATTTTACCAAAATACTCTATTAGAGTAAATCCACCTAAATCGAATACAAGAAGGAATACCCATAACCAAATAAGTATTCCTATGAACTTTCCTAGTTCACGCATCAATTACCGACACGGATTTGACAATGATCCACAAGTCCGTCCGACTACTCCACGACCACGGCGATACGCATCTTCTTCTAATCGACGCTGACGTTCTGCTTCTCGTTCCGCAACTCCACGATTACATGCAGCTCGAACACCTTCATTCGCATAACCAGCGCAGCGACCTGACCCGACCTGAGGTCGATAAATCACAGGAGGCTGTTGATAGATGACCCTTGGGCGATCCATAGAAGCTCCCACGTTATTTCCTGTCATCGCACCGATTACCGCACCAAGTGCCGTCGCAGCAGTCTTTCCAGAACCCTTTCCGAACTGATTACCGACAACGCCACCAGCGACTCCGCCGATCACAGTACCCATCTGAGAATTATTAAATCCACTAGAATGGGCGTTACATCCAGCGAGTAATGCACACATTCCGACAGCACTCACTGCTTTAATATACTTGTTCATTCACTTTCTCCTATTCTGAACATTATGTCTTACTATACACTACTCTACACGTTTTGTCAACAACTATTTTTCTTTTTTGCAGTATGGTTTGTCAT